CTCTTCCACCCAAGTGGAGAGTACAAGGAGGACAAATGGAATCCAACCGTCCTTGCATCTTGGCTTGTGGTCGTCGCACGCCACTCACCTTTGCGCAGCATTTCACTCTTGTAATGCTCTGGTATGTGCGCCCCGCAAGCCTCGCAGACATACGCAGCAGTCTTTGGATCACCGTCACGCCACTGCAAGTTCTTCCACTGCAGCCACTGCATGTGATCGCAATGTGGACACGGGACAAAATATCGGCGCTGATCAGATGCCAGATATTCCGTCTCAATGCGACTCGTATCCTTTACCGTTGGCGTGGACGTAAGGATGATCTTCCGACGAGAAAAGGTTGACGCACGACGCTCAGCCAATGCACAAGGGTCGCCTTCACCGTCCACATCACTCGGAAAAGCATCAACCTCATCAAGAAGCACCCAGCGACAAGGAGCAGACCGTAAGCCCGTAGCGCTGTTGGCACCCGTAAGTAGGAGGATCCCACCAGGGAACTCCTTTGAAAACATCGTGTTGCCTGAATCGCGGCTTCGAGCAGGAGCGACCTTGTCGGCAAGGCACGGTGTCTCATGAATCAGCGAATCAAGCCGCTGCTTTGACAATCTTTTAGCCATCTCAATCGTTGGCTGCACGAAAAGTGCTGGACCGGGAGCATGGGCGATCATGTAGCCCACCACGTTGTTGATCGCTTCTGTCTTGCCAAGCTGCGCACCAGCCATGAACACCACCTTCTGAACGGCGGAGTTGGCAGACATGCAGTCCATGATCTCCTTGAGGTAAGGAGTCCTTTCCGTCCGCCACGGTCCCGGCTCGGCGCTGGCTTTGTTGGACAACATCCGGTACAGATCCGCCCACTGACTTACGGACAGATCAGGGTCAGGACGGAGGCCGTCGCGAAATGCCTGCCGATACAGCAATGCTCCGTCACGCATCGGTCAACGTCTCCAACGCCTTGCGGATCTCTTCAGTCAGCGTCTGGTGGATGACAACAGGATCCGACTCTGCAGCCAACTGGTTGCTGACGCGGTCAGGAATATTGCCCAAAGCATCCCGTACAGCACGAGCAGCAGTGAAAGCCTCCCGCTGTACACGAGCAACTTCCACGAGTTGATCCTCTTTGACCTCCAGATCCAAGCGAGCCAGCTCCGCACGAAAATGCTCTGACTTCGCACGGCTTTCATTGAATGTCGGAATCTCAAGGTCTTCTGATTTGCGACGCGTGGGACTCACGCTGGCCAACGGGTTGCCTTCCCTGTACGCCTTGACCGCCGCCTCCTTGTCCCACTCGATCTTGTTCCTGTTCACCGCGAAGCAGCCGTCAAACCGCCCTTGGCTCTTCATCTGACTGATCCGGGCTTGCGTGATGCCCAGCTCCTCAGCCAGTTCCTTGGTGTTGCAGACCTGCATACGGGCAATTTAAGACCAACAGCGCCGTTTTAAGCGAAATAGTGCCGCGTAACGATTTTGGCGCATATAATGGTCAACTTTTGCGTTTTGGCGTCTTAAGTGCGTCTCATGTGGGAATGCTGCGACACGCATACCCCTACCGCTAGCTGTAGAAAGGGGTTCGAAATTACCTACGCCGCAGGGCGGCGGAAGGACCCGCAATTGAGAATCATTCTCATTTTTGTCTCACCTTGAGAACGGTTCTCATTCTTGCTAATTCTTGAGATTGATTCTCATTCTCACTCGCCACGGCTGCCCCTAGGGGCGCTGCAATTGCGACGCATTCTCAGCAATGGCAGACAATAAAAAACCCGACCGAATGGCCGGGCGATGGTGGCGGATTGTGTGACGGCGTTAGGTAGCGGCTGCGATTGCGGCGTTTACTTTGCGCCTACCGGTGCCATGGGCAAGAAATGCAATGATCACGCGTCGCCCGCGTTTATGGCATAGCTTGCAGTCTGCGCAGGTTTTAGTATCGCTGCGCTGCGCAGGGCAGACTAGAACGCGATTGCCTGCGGCTGTTTGCCAGGTGACGCGGGTTTCATCGGATGGCACAGCCAGCACGGCAGGCAAACCGGCGGCGATGGCTGAATCAGCGGCGGCCATGCTTTCGGTCGACACGTTAACCGTGAACCCGTTGCGATTGGCCGAACGGATAAGCGACGCATTCTCGCCGGTGGCCAGGTTGTGATGAGTGTAGGTGTAACCGTTGCGGCCATGGTTTGCGGCGATGATCGCCCGAATGAATCGGCGGCTGATTCGGCCTGCAGTGTGGGGTAAGTCGCCCGCCTGATTGTGTCGCCAGATCTGGCCAACAGGCAGGGCAGCGATTGCGGCAAGGAATCGGGGCAACGGTTCGCCGCGTTCGGCTGCTGTGACTTTTTGCCAATGCAGGGCAAGCGGTCCCGATTCTGCATAGCAACCGTTACCCGCAAACGGACAGGACGCGGGGCAAGTAGCGCGGGATGAAGTGCTAACCGGTATCGGTCCGGTTTTTACGTTTGAACTGACGCGGGTTAGGTGGAACCTAAGGTCTGAGAGTTTGGCCATGGTGAGCGGTTGCGATTGGCGATGATCAAACAGGAGAGAATCGAAGCGCCTGCTGCCCTTGCCGCAGAAGAGAGCGGTAGGTTGTTTGGCTGACGGCGATTGCGTGACAGCCGGCGGCGATGGTGCGCAATTCAGGCGGCACAGCATGATGGCCGCTGTAGCCTTCATCCCATGCGCCAGTGATCCGGCCGAATTGATCGAATGCGGCAAACACGCGGCAAGGGTTTCCGTTGCGGTCGTTTGTGGCCTTGAACAGTAGAACGGTTTGCATTGTTGGAATTCTTAAGGTTCAGCGTCGAGATGCCACCATGGCGCCAGGTCTTCAGGATCGGGCAGCCAGCCATTGGGCAATTCAGGGTGAGCGGCCATGAAGTCGCCATCCTGCAGTTCGAATTCATCGGCGGCCGATGGCCAAAGTCGGGCATTCATTGGAATTGGCGCGGCAGGTTTGCAACTTGCGGGTGGGCGGGCGGTTCCCAGTTGATGGGCAATTGCGCAGCCATCGGCACATCGTGAAGCAATCGCAGCAGCGAACGGCGGCGCATCAGCACGGTTTGCCGGGCATCATCTGCCCACAGCTTGGCCAGTAACCGGTCACACTTTGCAATTTCAGCGGCGACGGTTTCAACTTGGGATTCTGTGAGATGCATGGCAAGGCGGTGGCGGTGGTAACGGGTGAGGGAACGGAACGGATAGCGGCGACGGATTCACCGGGAAGAACGGGTCCGATCATGCGACAGCAAGGGCGAGACGGACGCGGTAACGGCTGCAGCCGAGACGGGCAGCAATGGCGGATTGCGATAGGCCAGCGGTGCGCAGCAAACGGACGCGGCGGGGCTGGCTCATGGTGGCCAGGTCGACAAGGGCAACCACAGCCAGCAAGGGCAGCAGCAGCCACAGGAGAGCGGTCAGGGTCATTTTTCTGGGGTCGCCCGGTGAGCGATTGGAATTCGGGTGACTTGTCAATCATAACGCCTACCCATAGGCGGCAACGGGTCCGTGCTGAAAGTTGGGACGGTTTGCCGATTGTCACAGCATGCGGCACCGTGAGCCGGTTTGGCGGTTTGGCGCATTGTCTGGCACAGCAGCAGCGGGCGACGGTATGGGCTGCACCTAGGCAAACGGTCGCGGCATTGCGACCCATATATAAGGAGAGCCACTCTCAGTCTCGCGGCGATTCTCACCTAGGACAGGTGCGCCTACTGCTATTGAGAATGAGTTGCAATTGCAAGGAGGCTAGGTGGCCGCTTGGCTGCTGAGAATGATTCTCATTATCACCGACTCTATGCGCCTTCCCGCATATTGAGAATGATTCTCATTATCAGTAGTACAAACGTACCCTTTGAGAACGATTCTCATTTTCACCCTAAACCGGCCTCGATCCGGTACATAGCCCTTTAAACCGACCTCCCGCAAGAACTTGGCCTTTTAAACCGACACCTCGCAAGAACTTCGCCCTTTAAACCGATACCCCGCAAGAACTTCAACGCAAAATGATCGACGAGAAAACTTCATTGAAGCGTTGCTTTGCTGTGTTGCTTGCGATGTCAATGAAGGGAAATCTGCCGGTGTAAGTGGGTATTTTGCTTTCCGTCATGACGCGGTAGTAACGCGTGCCAGCGGTGCGTCTGTCGACAAAGTAAATACCAGGCTTGGGTGAATTTGTGAAACGACTGCGGAAATAAGGTTCGTACAGGCTCTCTTCGTCAAGGTAGATGTACTTACTGAGCGCCTGATCGTTGACTGGTGCTTCACCACGCCGCCTCACGCCGTAGATGTCGGCTGAGCTGATGTTGCCCTTTAGGGCAGACAGAATCTGCGTGAACTGTCCTGGTGACATATTTCCGTATTGGTTGACGCGTGTTTTAGGACTACGCAGATTTGGGATCATGATTTTGCCGCGCTGACTAGCTTGCACGTTTCTGCCAGTTGCGTTTTGAACAATTGTGTTCAATAGAGCGCCTTGGAAACGCGTTGGAAAATGCCTGCCTCCGTAGATTTGAGGAAGCAAATATTGAGCCGGCGCATTGCCGCCGGGAGCCTCATCGCGAATGAAAATTTTCGCCTCAAAAAAACCATTTTTTTCGGTGACAATTGGCTGACCTTTTCGTCTGTAAAAAAATGAGTTGACCGTAAAAGGAACAGGATTGCTGAAAATCGTTTTAGCTTGTGACTTCAGTTCTTGAGACGCAGCGTAAGCAGCTTGCGCCAACGCAATTTCACTAGCACGTGGAATCTGCACCTTCTGGAGTTCCGTGATTTTGCCGATGATCTCTTCAGGCTTGAATACGATCTCGATCATGCTGCCTCCTGCGTGATCACAGCATAAAAAAATCGCCCCGGTGAGACCACTGTCCCAGCACAGGGCGATCCAATCGCAGGCAAATCATAGCACGTCACGGGCGGAACGGGAGATTGCTGCTGTCCATAACAGTGATCAGGACGCCTGGCTCCTCTTTGCCGACGCAGAACCGCTTGTGCGCAGAGATGTTGTACACCAGCGAATCGTCCTTGATGACACCGCCGTACACGAGGCTGTCCAGCACAGCTCTGGTGAGCTTGTCGAGGTCAGGGCGGGTCATCTTGTGCTTCGGTGCTTTACCGAGCAGTTCACCCTTGTTATTGAAATGCTTTTTAGGTCTTGGGAAGCAGAACACCAAGGAGACGCCCACGGGTGTGTCGAGCGGCGTTTTGATGCCCAGCTTCTTGGCGTCAGCGATGATCATTTCACGCCAAGGTTTCAGTGCCTTGCAGGACTCGATCATGCGTCCCATGCCGACATGACGTTTGCTGCCCTGCGGAGCGGGAACGCCGATGGTCTTCCACGAGTAGCACTGGTTCATGCCTTGAGCCGAAGCTTGTAGGTGTTGTTGACGCGCTGCCAACTGTATTCCTCCTGTTTCATAATGTATTCATGCGTGAAGACGTTTGTGCCGCATGAACGGCATTTGAGGTGCCGCAGGGTGTGATCTTCACAGGGGTAGGTCTTGATAACTTTGAAGTTATCGCCGGAGCATTCAGGGCATTTGGTGTTCATAGGTTGATCTTTTCGAAGTGATAGCCATTGGCAGTGTGACCACGGCGCACGGAGCGGGAGATGATGCTGCGGTTGACGAACATCGCTTTTGCAGCGGCTGATTGTGACTCGTAGATTTTCCCAGTTTCAATGCAGCGCACCTTCATCGGCTTTCTGATGCAGGTGTTGCGATTGGGAAAGGTCTTGACGATGTAATCAGCAAGATCGGCATCTTCAATTGCAAGGAACAGTTGAGTGCGTGGGATGCCACCGAAGAAGCGTGGATTGGCGCGAGCAAACTCGCAGAGGTCTTCAGTTTTGATGTAAACGGGTGAACGCGGCACATCACGGTTTCTGGTGCCTTTCAAACCGATTTGCAACCAGTAGCGGACAGCATCATTGGAGATGCCGAGAAAGCGTGCGAAGCCACTGGCGGTGAGGTATCGATATTTGGGTTCTAGGGAAAGGTTCAGTTCATGGATTTTGAGACGAATTGAAACTGCTGAACGCTTGGGTCTGCCATTGCTGGTGTTTTGTGCATTGAAGACCCGAATGAACTGATCAGATGGCATTGATTCTGCAAATTCATGCAGGAGTGCAATCTCATCGTCTGTCCAAGATTTACGGACACGCCCGTAGTAGATACCACGGCATTCCATCGAGCAGGTACGACGGTTGGAGAGTCGATCTTTGCTGATGATTTGTGGCGTAAAAGACGTGCCGCAGATAATGCAGGAGCGAGTGTTTTTCTTGCCGGGAGCCAATGGTCAGAACAGGTATTCAGAAGGTGTACGAGCGATGAGGCGAATGGCATTGACGACGGTGGCGCCGTCAGGGACGAAGGGATCATCAGGGTTGAGCATGGCTGCTTCAAGGACATCAGCAAGCTTGTCCATTGCAGCTCTGGCTTGCAGGCGAAAGCGTTGTTTGGGATCCCAGGTGTGCTGGCCTTGAATGGCATCAGCGACAAGATCAATGACGTTGAGTTCAGTCATTTAGTTGCTCCAGCTCGGCGGCGATGGCAAGGAGTTCATCGGAATCAATGACAAGCGGGTGTAGGTGAGCAAATTCTTCAGGCACGTTGGAGTAACCAAGTTGCTTTACAACAGCTCGCAGGGAGCCAACAAGCGCGTAACGCAACATTTTTTGTATTACTAAATAAGAGGAATCTTTGGTCGCATCATAATGAATGCGCGAATCACGTTTGTTGAACGCATCCAGCACAGCCTGCGCGGCGGGGGAGAGTTCAGTCATCAAGTTGCTCCAAAGCGCGACGAACAATACTGGCTGCATCTGCTGATAAACGGTCATCAGCAACGGCAACGTCAATTGCCAGCAATGCCTGTTTTTTCAAACTTTCGGAGTACATGGTTTTGACTTCTTTAACAACAGCAGCGTGAATCCCAGCGGCTAACTCAAGCTTTTCAATTCTTGAGCGGAGTTCGAAGATGCAAGAAGTTTCGGGTGTGATAATCACATTTGGACTATCTCGGGAAATGTTTATAGCATCAATGATTTGTTGCCACTGCTGGGGCGTGGCTTTGTAGGCAGTCATAACGTTGAGATGTAAAGAGCGCCGATCAATGAGGCGATCAGGATGCAGAGTGCGAGTGTGATTGTTGTTGTCATAAATCTAAGTAGGGATAATTTTTGGAAGGATACCGATCCCACTGGCCGGGTATGCAATAACGAATGCGCTTTAAATTTTTATTTCTTGCATAAAGAAAAGCGTTTTGAAGCGTATCATTATAAGATTGACGCGGCAAAAGTATTTTTAAGCTTACGCCCCTTCTGTAAGATGAGTACTCTTTTGCTGCGGAATAAGCCGTGATGTAAATCAGTTTAGTCCTGTATCTTTCCTCAAAATAATCTAAAAGTGGATAGAAATCGGACGGCATTTTAAAATCCTTGGCTGTATATTTATATTTTTTTGATCGCTTGCGGAAAATTAAAAAACAATCAAATGCTTCGGCTAATTCGCCAATTTGATCGTGCCGTCCCATTTGAGAACGCAACCAAGTCCCAAAGGTTGATTTGAAAGTCATGCCCGCACCGTCCAAAAAGGTGTACCAACCTTCTGCACAGCACGACCCAATGCCACTGCAGTTGATTGCAGTTCTTTGAGGTTTTCGGCTGCAGCAGTCACATCTTCACAATCGCTGAAGTCGTAGGTGACTCGCCCGTTTGAAAAGACGTAGTTGATGTTGTCGTGCTTGTAGCTGTTTTCAGACTCGCCCGCCAAATGCTCCATATCACCAGCAGCGACATGAACGGTGAGTTTGGCTTGGACATCTTTGATGCGGAGTTCAATAGCACGTTGTTCGTACTTGAGTTGGGCTAACTCGTTCAACAACGTTTCGGCATTGCGTTGATAACTGTCCATCTGAAGTCGATTGGTGAAGTTGCAGGAAAGCAGAGAAGACAAGAGCAAAACTCAGAAAAACAAACGGGCGCATCGTTCTTGCAGTTCTGTGGTGTCTTCAGTCGGTTCAGGATCAGTGGTGTCGTGCCAGATGATCTGATTCCAGAACTGGCTGTATTCGTTGAACACACGCGCTTTGGCATCGACAAAGCTGTACGCGTCGACGTAATCAATGACGTTGTGACCTCGAATCTCAAAGTAAAACTTTTTGGTGTTCATAGGAGGCTGATTTCAAGGAATGATTTGGCGTCACAAACTGACGTGAAGGTGCGTTTGTAATTAGCCATGAACGGCAGTTCACGGTCAGCCAGCCACAGGGCGTAGCCACCGAAGTCCTGAGTGATCTTGGCGATTGGAGTGCCGTTGAGAGAGGCGACGATTGGGAAGCCCGCCCTGGCACTTGCATACTGTACACGACTGCCCGTAGGCGTCAAGGGTTGAGCATGCTGAAAGCGGTGATTCTTTGAGTCCAATGCGTCTCATGGCGAGAAAGGTCTGCGCCAGCAGCGGCAACAGGGAAAGCAGGCTGATCAGGGAAGGCGTAGAGGGCGATGAACCGCTGCACCTGAATGCCGTAGTTCTCAGCCAGACAGAGACGATACGCCTGCATCTGGGTCATGGCCTCATCGCTGATCTGCTTGGTCGGCTTGGCCTTGCCCGGTGCCTTGGTCTTGAGGTCAAGCAGGCAGAACTCACCGTTCAGCTTGACAAGGGCGTCCAGTGTTCCGGCAAAGGGAACCAACCCTTCATCACTGCAGACCTGATGCTCAGTGCAGACGACGTGATCGAGGTGCTTCCAGAGCGGAGCCTTGATGATGTTCTCGCACCAAGGAGCAATGTGTTCAGGAATCTCAGGTGATTCTCGATTTAAGAATTGCTCAAACCAGTCATGGATTTGGGAGCCACGTTTGGCGGCCTGATCACGGGTTTCATCAGGATCACCACCTTCCGCGATGATCTTCGCCTTCCACCGGCGCAGTGCCATCTTGGTGGCTTCTGATTGCGTCGCAGAGAGGATCGAGGTGATGCTGCTGTAGCGCAGATCAGGACGACGTTCGTTCCAGTAGTAGCGAGGCTGCCCTACAGGATTGCGCTGTATCAGTGGCAGACGCTGCAGAGGCACGAAGTCGCTACTGCTTTCAGGGATGGTAACGAAGATCACAGGATGAAATCATCCTCAGGAATGTCTTCGGAATCACTAGTTTCGCGTAAAAGGTTTCGGTATTCAGGAAATTTGCCGGTGTAGTTCTGCGCCATTGGATGACGGCGGAATTCAGCAAGGTTCATGGCAGTACCTGGAGGAGCCTTATCAAGGTCTTCCAGCGTCCAGCGGCCAGATTCGACGCCTTGGCGCAGCGCCTTGACGGCATCGGTTTCAGTGAAGCTTTTGAGGCGGGACATGATGAAAACGGTTTACTTGTTTGTGAATGCTTGACGGAGGTAGCGCAAGATATTCATGTCTTTTTCAGGTGAAACGTGTTGCCGCAAATAACTATTATCAAAGATCAAAGATGGACGCTGTATTCGGTTGGCGTTGAAAGGATTATCTGATTCCGATGTTTGATATCCAAAGTCACGCATGTCATATCCGAACGCCCACCCGTCAAGCGTGCAGGTTGCCTTTTGATAAGCAACGATATTGACTACGACTTTTGACCATCCGGCCATCAATTTCTTTTTAATTTTCGTCTCATCTGCTCCACCACCAGTCCACATACAGAGGTGGTAATGCTGCTGGCTGACACTTCTAACTTCCCAGCAATCTCCTACATCTGTGGTGCCAAATGCGGTCAAGATGTCATTCCAATCAATCTCCAAGTCAAAGTATTTAATTAGCGCGACCTCACCGCAAACGCCGATCAAGTCAATCATGAACGACGAATGAGCGGAACTTGAAACATCTTTGCGCTTATTTTTGCGGCCATTGCTATGTCGTGTTTTTGCCGCATTCGCACAAAGTTGAAGTTCGTGTTTGTCAAGGACAACGGTTGGCTTCTTCAAAACTCCGTCTCCTTGTAAGAACCAAACGAGTCGAGCCTGCCCCAGACCTTTTCCTTGACAGCCTTGCGTTGCTCCTCCTGCGCTAGCGGGTGCTTGCTGTAACGGCCAGAACGCGGTGATCTGGGATCTTCTTCACCGGACATCGGGACAAACGTCCAGTACAGGCCATCGGTGTCGTACTTGCCCAGCGGGTGGCCATGAACGGCATCGGGAGGTGGTGAGGTGCTGTTGTTGGCCGTGTAGCTGACAGAGCGGGTCTTGGCGTCAGCGACCTGCCAGACGTGTTTGCCGGCATGCTCAGGTGCGAACAGTTTCATGGTGAGACTCAGGTGAGATAGGTGAACAAAGATCAGTCTTCAACCCAGCAGCGGTTGCCTTCGTCCCACCATCGGCCAGCACGCTGCGGCTTGTGTTCCTCTAGGTAAACCTCGTACTTGCCGTCGCGAAGCCAGCGAAACAGGTCAGGAAGGCTCCCCACGAACTCGTCAGCGGCCTTCTTGCGCTTCTGCTCCTCAATCGCCCTTCTAGCGGCTTCTAGAAGCCTCTCAGCGCCATCCTCCTTGGTGATGGCCTTCCACTCCTCGTACGCCTTCGGTTTGGTTTGGGAGGACACCCGATCAGGCGCGGATTGGTACAGCCTCCAGAAGGTTTCGAACTCTTCGGAATACTCCGTTTTAGTGTATCGCTTTGAACTTTTTGGCTTTTTAGGATTTTGAAATTCGACCGTACTATCTATATTATTAGAAAGTAATTCTTCTTTAATAGAAGAAGAAGAATAAGAAGAAGAGGCTTCGCTCGCTTTCGCTCGCTCCGCCAGCGTAACGGGCGTGTCAAGCACCTGCTCGATCAAAAGAGCGCAAAACGTAGCCGTGGGAAGGGATCTGGGTTTTTTAAGCAGCAGTTTTTCGGCGGTAAAAGCGTCCAAAGTCAACTTGATGACCATTGAAGCGTCTGAACCTGTGGTTTCTTCGGGTTCCATGAAGTGCGTCAAAGCGGCTCGAGGTTATGGGGATTCCCGAGTCCCGTCAAGTAACTTCAGGTGCGTCTCAAGGAATTTATTTGAGACTCGCCCCAAGCGCCAGAATGTGGGTATGGTGTTCAGGTACTCACGCCATTTCCCATGGCCATCCAACTGACCGCCAAAGCTTCCACCCTGAAGACCGTGATGCTCCAGATCGAGCCTGATCTGTATGCACGCATCAAGGCTGCTGCCAAGCAGCACAACCTGCCCGCCGCTGTCGCTATGCGTCAGATCCTTGAGCAGGGCATTGAAGAGGTCGAGGCCAACGCCTGATGACCAGCACTCCCGTCTATCCCCAACTGGCGGGAGTCATCACTCTTTCTGACGTAAAACAGAAAGGGACTGGCTCCTACGCCGCCGACTACGTTGCCTGGGCAAAGGTGATGCAGTTGATCAATCAGCACGCCAATGGCTGGTTGCCTGAACTGATCGCTGCTGACGACTCCTGCTTCGTCCATCGTGCGCCTGACGGCACCGGCTACCTGTGCATTCAGTTTGTCAATGGGAACTGCAGCACACCGATCTGGCCGTTCCCGATCACCGATCCACGCAACAACGCCATCCCCTACGACAAGATCAGCGCCCGCAACTTCACAGATTCTCACCGCCGAGGCATCTGTTCTGCAGCCGCTGCGTTCTTCTCCTTGGCGTTTGAGTTGTGGGCAAGGGAAGAGGTCGCCGCATCAGGTGAATCAGTTGAGACTCAACCTGAGATTCAACTGCAAGAAGCCTCAAAGCCTGCGCCCAAGCCAGCGGGCAAACGCATCGCCAAGCCTGCAAATGATGCAAATGCATCAGCGCCGTCAGCCGACAGCGAAGCCAACATCAAGCAAGGTCTCATCGACAACTGCGTTGATCTGATCCAACGCAAACTTGATCGCACCCAGCAAATCGCTTGGATCGCGGACAAAGCCACCAAGTGGGACCTTGATGAAAGCGGCAGTAAGCTTGCGCAAATGTCTATCGATCAGCTCCAAAGCTGCATTGATGACCTAGGCAGTAAATCCGACCTGAAGCAGTGATGGCTACTCCCGCAGGAAACAAAATGCGGGTGCAAGTACTCCTTGACCCTGAAGCATTGCAAATGATGGAGCGTGAAGTCGCGCTGCGTTACAACAGTGCTTCACGGGTCACTGTTTCTTCTCTCGCCAACGAGATCATCAAATCTCACTACGCAATCCTTGAGTCTCAAGATGAGCAACTTTGAAACGGCGTTTGACGCCAAATTTTCACTGTTTCAGGTGAAACAAAAAAAGAGCGACAAAGCTCCTGACAAGACCGGCACTATCGAGCTGGAACTGTCAGAGGCCATGAAGCTGGCCGAGTACCTCACCGCCCATCCGGGTGAAGAAGGTTACGGCGGCAAGACCGTGATCAAGCTGGCTATCTCAGCTTGGGATCGCTGCTCCACCACCGGCACCGAATACACCAGTGGCACCGTCTGGGCGAAGAAGCCTGAAGCTGGAGTGAACGACCTTCCAGTGTTCTGATGGACTTCACTGCTCTATTTCCTGAGCATGTCGAGCCGAATCGCGGACCAGGCATCTCCTATTGCGTTGCACCCAATGCACGTATGTTCGACTATGAACTGGTTATGCCTAGCGAGCGTCGGTTGCGCGGTTGCTTGCGTGCTATCAACAAAAAGGACGCGGAGCGTATCCTGCAAAATCGGCATCCGGGTGCCACCAAAATTGACATCGGAGAAGGCCGCAAAATTATTTCTGCTCCACCGAAGACTTGATCCATGCTGAACAACAAGGCATATGTGCCAGACAAGTTCAAACCGTTGATGCCACCGCCACCACCTGTTCACAAAGATCCTGAGATCGACAGGCAGTTGATGGCCGACTATGCCCGCAAGCGTTATTACGCTCACCTTTCAATTGATTTGGATGATTTGGGATGAAAAAAATTAGCGCAAAAGAAGCGGCATTGGTGTCTGCTCATCTGCTCAAAACAACGCCTGATCTTTACGGCGCTGAGGATTTTTTTGTGATGGACAATCGCCAGCACATCCTTGACGCGTTGTACATCATTGACGGTCGGGACAAGCCCAACCACAAGATGCATAGCCTCTACACCGGCCTGTTCACCAAGTACTTCAAGGGTTGATGAAGGCGTTCAACCATCCGCCTCGCTACCGTTCAGGGAGATGGGTCCCGGTGATGGCTGCTCCCAACGCCGACTTTGAGTTCACCGAAGGCCACATCAGGATTCTGCTGTGGATGTGTGACTCACATCAGGAATGGGTTGATAACGCCTGCGCAAAGATTATGCAGAACGGTGAGATGCCGTCTGATAATTTGATGCGCTGCCGTGAAGGTATCGCAGACCTCAAATGTTGGGCATTGCGTCTACTTGAAATTGTCGAGGCAACTCCCGATGATGAAGAGTACGACGATGAAGATGAGGACGACGATGAGTATTCACCGGAACTGGCGCGTTTCGCAGGTGATCTCGAAGCGGAATGGAGCCTTTATCGACGTGTTGGAAGACGGTCCGTACATCCTCTACAGAAGCTGCGCCGGTGGCTTGTGTCGCTACTCGGATGACCTGTGGCAGGCTGAGATTTACATCGAACACCTGCTTGCGCAGATGGTGCCTACTCCGACTGAATGATTGATTTTTGAAGGATGTCATCCTCAAGGTCAGGGCGTCCAAGGTTGCGAGCCGCTTCACCAGCCAGCCATTTCGTGATCGTTCGCTGCTGATGCAGCATGGTGTTCAACAGCAGTGCGGCGTTGTATATCCCCTTGATGTCTCCCTTCTTCAGCCATTCTTCCAGCATCTTGGCCGTGGCCACTTCAGAGAATTGGCTTTCTTGAGTGCGCTCAATCGGATGCCATTCCATAAGCGGTCTGAGCAGCAGATACTGCCATACTCTCAGTATCAAAGCAGGTATGCAGGTAGAACACCGTACTTTGCTTTAGAAACCACGCACGCCAATAGCCGCTGACGCCAAAGCGTACCCAGACGGCACCATGGCCATCACGCGAAAAAGCCGGAGGAGTCACCTGTTTTCTTCTTCCTTTCGACAGCAATCGTCCCTACGATTCGTGCAAACGGAGCCGCGTCATGCACTCTTGGATCGACGAGACCAGTCTGATTCCAAAGAGAGAAACAAGGGCGCGATTCAGATTAAAAATCTTTGATGCTTTTTGCGGTAAATGTGCCTATTGCGATAAGCCAGCGCAATCGTTAGATCACATCATTCCTATGCATCGCGGCGGGCAAACTGTGATAGAGAACCTAGTGCCAGCATGCCTGCGCTGCAATGGATCCAAAGGATCAACAGAATGGACGCTTTGGTATAGAGAGCAAAATTTTTACACACAAGACAATGAAATTGCAATCTGGTATTGGATGTACCAGTTCAGGGATTTACCTTAGAAGCTGATACTTTAGCATCGTTGTTGTAATGTCCAACTTCGGCATAACTTTTGAGTGGTTTTTCACTCATTTCAAAGAAGATTATCTGTCCAATTTTGAGTCCCGGATACAACGGAAGTGAATGCATTTTGCGTGCGTTCTGCAACTCCAGCGTCAGTTTCGAACCGTGCCAACCCGGATCGATCCAGCCGGCCAGCATGTGGGAATAACCTTCCCTTGCCCTGCTGCTCTTCAGCGCAAACTGTCCACTGAGGTGTTCAGGGATGTCAAAGGTTTCGCGGGTTTCGGCCAGCACAAACTCACCAGGCCGCAGCCAGTACGGATCCTGTGCGGTGTAGCCCTGCAGGCTGAGCAACTGCATCGTCATATCGACCGGCGACTCGATCATCAGGTTCTCACCCAGCAGCACGTCAATTGACGCGGGGTTAAGCAATTCCTCGTCGAACGGCACGATCATGCCGCCGCCTTCACACAGACAGCGGATCTGCCAGTCGCAAAGAACAGACACTCAGTAATCCCAACGAATACGTGGACGACCCAGCCGCATTCCGAGATGAACGAACCCCTTGGTTGCACCGTATCCCAAGGAGTACGGCCAGGTCTGATCACAGTACTCTTGCACCTCGTAGATGTCCACGTCCTTGACGTAAAAGTCAATCGCGCCGACGCCGGTCATGTTGTACAAATGTTCGCTGTTGGTGGCGCCACCCACTTGCTTGTTAATGGCTGGTGGCCGGTAGCCAGAAGTAATAATGATCGACTTGCCGCCAAAATGGCTGCGAATTTTCTCTAGGTACTTGCACATCTCCAGAGCCGTGTCGCACTGTGCTTGCACCTGAAAGCGGCGCTTCTCGTCAAACAACGCCAGTTCGCCATAAGTGATGTTTGGCGTCACCTTGAAGCTGAACGGCTTGTCAGGCGTGAACTTGTCGTTCGCGGGCTTGCCCTGCACATGCTGGTTCATTAGTTTGATCAATTTGTCGGCGTAAGTGGGGTCAGTGGCGTAGCCGTCATTTACCAGCCAACGTGCAGCGTCTTCACGGTCGGCCGCATTGTTGCAACCTTTATAGACGTGATAGTCCTTGTACCACCGCTCTACCAAGTAGAACACGCAAGTTTCAAGATCAGGGAAGTCAAGGAACGTATCCTGAATTGTGATCC